TTATTAATACTCAGAGGCCATCCAATACGAATGTGATTGGGCCACTCTAAAAGGATTTTATATGGCAATCAAACGACTATCTAACCCCTCAACTGAGCCAATTACCTTGGCAGAGGCTAAGAGGCATTTACGCATCGACAATACCGATGATGATGATTACATCACCTCATTAATCGAAGTTGCTCGCCGGGCAGCCGAAGATCGGATGGAGCGCACCTTAATTACGACCACATGGAAACTTACGCTCGATCAATTCCCAGATGCCATCATCTTGCCGATGCCACGAATACAAGCAATATCGACTGTAATTTACACGAATCGTGCTAACGAGCAAGTGGCCTTATCCAATACCGATTGGTTTTTGGATGCCGATTCTGAGCCGGGATGGTTAGTGCCAGCCGTTAATAAGTCATGGCCGCTAACGCTAGGTATTAATGCGGTAGCCGTTACTTATACGGCGGGATATGGCAATACGGCAGCAAGTGTTCCCGCACCGATTAAGCAATGGATTTTGTTAGCAATGGGCGATTTGTACGATCAATTTAGATCCTTATCTGCGGAAAAGCCGGTTGTGCCACAAAACTTTGCTGATGCCTTATTAGATCCGTATCGATTCTTTGGAATTTAATATGCAAATCAATAAATTTGATCGCAAAATCACGATCTTTTCACGAGTGCAAACTCAAAATGATTATGGCGAGATGATTCTCACCGATTCACTCAAAGCAATGGTTTGGGCCAATGTCGTTCCGATTGGTGGCAAAGAAACTTGGATGGCCTCCCAGATCGTTCCCGAGGCTAAATTCAAGATGGTGATTCGTTACCGGGATGATCTTGATGAAACCGATAAGGTCTTATTTGAGGGTACTGAATATGACATTGCTTATATCGCTCAGATTGGCAGAAGAGAGGGGCTAGAAATCGTAGTCAAGTTCCCATGACAGCGATTGTCACAGTCAAAATTCAAGGTTTAGAGCAACTCCAAATGGCATTAAATCAATTACCCATTGAACTCCAAGGCAAACCTTTAAGGGCAGCCGTTGCAGCTGGAGCAAAAGTGATTCAAAAACAAGCCATTGAAAATGCCGAGCCGCACCGATTAACTGGCACATTAGAAAGAAATATTGTGATTGCCAAGACTCGCCACCCCGTACCCGGTCAAGCGCAATACTCGGTAGGTATCCGCAGAGTCAAAAAATGGTATGTCAATAGTGCCGCCAATAAAAGAAAACATCGGGCGGGAAAATCGTATGAAGTATATGGCGAGGCGTATTACTGGCGATTTTTAGAGTTTGGCACGAGCAAAATTCCTAAATCCCCATTTTTAGTTCCCGCATTTGAATCCAAAAAGATCGAGGCAATTGAAGTGATTAAAAAGCGATTAGCCAAGGGCATTGAAATGATTGCTAATAAGTTGAAAGTAAAACCATGATCGAAACCGATATTTTTGATGCGCTAAAGGATTTAGTGGCAGATCGTTGCTATCCATTGATGATGCCTCAAAACCCCGTCTTACCCGCCATCGTATATTCCCGGCAAGCCTCAGATCCGCAATATCGCCTTGAGGGTGGCTCAAGCCTTTCCCAAGTGCGAGTGGAAATTGATTGCTATGCCAAAACCTATGACGAGGCCAAGTCCTTATCAGCAGAGGTTCGCTCCGCAATGGAGGCTGCTAGCTATAAAGGCACGATGATTTTTGACGCTGATTTTTATGAGCCAGATGTCAAGCTCTATCGAGTGATTCTCGATTTTTATGTCTGGGAAGTCCAATAACTAACTAGCAATACCAACCAAACAACCAGCTCCGGCTGGTTTTTTTTCGCCCACGAATTGACCAATTGCATTTTGCATTGGTCATTTTTTTTGACCAAAAGGAGTTCACCATGTCTTCACAAGCACTCGTAGCACAAGGCACACTATTAAAGATTGCTGCCGTAGCATCCCCTCACACTTACACAGAGATCCCCGAGATCAAGTCCTTTACTGGCCCGGGTGGTTCTGCCGCCGTCATTGATGTCACCGATCTATCCTCAACCGGAAAAGAAAAGCGCATGGGTTTAAAAGATGAGGGTCAGTTATCTTTTGACATCCTGTATATCCCAACTGATGATCAGCATATGGCTTTAAGAGCTGCCAGAGACTCAGGTGAGGCTGCCATGTTTCAACTTGTCTTTACCGATGCCTCTCCCGCAACGACTTGGGAATTTAGTGGCTTTGTCACTACTTTTGCCATCTCAGGCGGTGTCGATGGTGTGATCGAAGGTAAGGTCACGATTGAGATTACTGGCTCAATCGAGGAGGCTTAATCCATGTCAATTCTTTCAAGGCAGCAAATTCTCGAGGCAGATGATCGTAAAAAAATTACTGTCAATGTACCGGAATGGGGCGGTGAGATTCTCATCGCCACCATGTCTGGCACGATGCGAGATGTCTGGGAGCAGTCTCTTCAAAAATCCAATTTCACTTTGGAAAATATGCGAGCTAGATTTTTAGTAGCCGTTGCCGTTGATGAGGCGGGTGATCCTTTATTCACAATGGCCGATGTCGAGGCATTGGGAAAAAAATCCTCGGCTGCTTTGACTAGATGCATGGTAGCGGCGCAAGAACTCAATGCGCTTACCAACAATGATTTGGAAGAAATCGCAAAAAACTAAGATCCCGACCAGAGAGACGATTCTATTTCTCTCTGGCCTTGAAACTAGGTATGACAGTCGGGGAAATGCTATCCAAGATGAGTTCTTATGAAATCACCGAATGGATTGCGTATTTCAAAATCTTGGAAGAGGGCGATCAGCCAAAAGCAAAGACCTCAGATACATTGCGGGCGATGTTTGCTAATCGGGTCGTTAAAAAAGTAAGGAATAATCATGGCGGGATCACTCGGTAGTCTTGTCGTTTCATTAATAGCGGAGACGGCTCAATTTAGAAGTGATATGGGCAAGGCTGCCTATACTGCTCAAAAGAATTTTCAATCGATTAAAAATTCTGCTCAAACTCTAGCGGCTAGTCTAGGTATTTACTTCTCCGCTAGTATGTTTGTTGGCTGGATTAAGAGTTCAATTGATGCCGCCGATGCCATGTATATGATGTCGCAAAAAGTAGGCATTGCGACTGATACATTATCTAAGCTAGCTTATGCCGCCAAATTAAGTGATGTTGGTACGGAAGATTTAGGCACAAGCCTTGGAAAATTAAACAAAAATATTGCTGAAACTGCTCGGGGTACGGGCGAGGCTCAAGAAGCCTTTAAAGCAATGGGAATTGATGTCAAAGATTCCAACGGCAAGATTAAAGAGACTGATGCCATTTTGTTAGAAGTGGCTGAGAAGTTTTCCACCTATTCTGACGGAGCAAATAAATCAGCTTTAGCAATGGCCCTATTTGGTAAGGCTGGCGCAAACATGATTCCCTTTCTCAATAATGGGAAAGCGGGCATTGAGGCAATGGGTCAAGAATTACAAAGACTTGGTGGAGTTATCTTGCCTGATGCTGCCAAGCAAGCCAATGAATTTAATGACAATCTGGATCGGATGCAAGTCTCATTTAATTCAGTTGCAATGGTCATCGGCAATAAAGTCATTCCAGCATTAAATGAGCTAAGTAATGAGTATTTGGCTGCCTATAAAAATGGCATGAGTCTGTATGAGTTATTTAAGGAGGAGGTTAAGTCACCTTGGGAGTCTGATGCAGATGCGGTCAAGCGTTTAAATGTGGAGTTGTATGCCCTGCAAGATGCGGGTAAGGGAGACACCCAAAAGGCTAAATCCGTTCAACGAGCTTTGCAATATCACCATGAGTTGCAAACCATTAAAGACTTGGCGGCCTTTCAACAGGGTTTAGATAAGTCTAATCAAGGCGGTAAAGAAATCACCAGCGGAAAACAAGCCCCAGCCATTGCTAGTAGCGGTGGCAAAGCCAAGGTTGATGAAGTTACCCAAGCACTCTTAAAGCAAGCTGAGGCCATTCAAAAGCTCACCTTATCTGAGCGTGATCTGATCGTAGAAGAGGTTATCAAAGCCAAGGGGACTGATAAGCAAATCGAAGCCTCCAAAGCCTTGGCTGACACCTATCTGCGTTTAAAGAAAGAAGCCGAAGATAGCATCAAACTACAAACCGATTATAAGAAACTGTATGAAGAAACGGCATCGCCGATTCAAAAGCTCGCCGATGAAGAGGCTCGATTAATTACCCTACGAGAAAAGCTCATTGCCAATGGTTACGATGTGGTGCAAGTCGAGCGCATGATCGATGAGGCTCGCATGAATGCAGCCGATGCGATGGACACCAAACAAACCAAATCGGAAATCGATGATTTAAAAGATTCAATTCAGCAATTTAGCAATGCGATCAGTACGGCCTTTGAGGATGCCATTATTTCGGGCGGTAATTTTTCAGATATGTTGAAAGGTCTCGAAAACACGATCCTCCAAATTGGAATGCGAATCTTGGTTACCAAGCCATTAGAAAGAGCGATGGAAGGCTTTTTTGGTGGTTTCATGCCCGGAGGTGGGTCAAGCAATTGGATTAATAGCGCATTTTCCACAATTGGTTCATTTATGTTTGGTGGGGCAAAAGCGGGTGGCGGCATGGTTTATCCCGGTCAAGCCTACTTGGTCGGTGAGCGTGGCCCAGAACTTTTTAGCCCATCATCTGCCGGATCAATCACTCCCAATAGCTCTTCAGCCTATTCAACCACGATCAATATCAATGTCTCTGGGGTCGATAACGGCGGAGATATGCGCCGCAGCGCATCACAAGTTGCAAGCATGGCAGCCCTTGCCGTTGCTAGAGGAAGGAGAAATCTATGAGTTTTATTGAATCACCACGCTTTCCCGATGT